CTTAAGTCTATGGACGAAGTGCTTGCTAGACCTACCCCTGATGCACAGAAAGAATTACTTGACAGAATTAGAGCAGGTTCTTCTAACTCTGATGCAGACGAGAGCATAAACGACGAGTTTGACATATAATGTTAGGAATTGGAGATAAATTTCCTGAGTTCAAACTCAACGCAGTTAGCGGAAATAGGAGTGCACCAGACTATAAAGACGCTGACCACGATTTTACTGTGGTCAAAAGCTATGAATTAAAAGACTGGTCAGTTATTTATTTCTACCCAAAAGATTTTACATTTATTTGCCCAACTGAAATTGTGGCAATGGATACCCTACTGCAAGAAACAGACGAAGTCATTGGTATCAGTGGCGACAATGAGTATTGCAAATGGGCATGGAAATGTGAACAAGGAGACCACCACCCACTATATGCTACTAGACACCCTCTAGCGGCAGACTGTGGTCTTGCACTAGCAAGAGAATGTGGAATTGTAAATGAAAAAGAAGGAGTTTGTTACAGAGCAACATTTATTTTAGATCCAGAAGGATACATTGCTCATGTATCAGTTAACCGTGATGATACAGGCAGAAATGCTAAAGAAATACTAAGGACTCTTAAAGCCTTGAAATCAGGAGGATTGACAGGCTGTGAATGGAATCCAGGAGATGATTTTGTAGCATGATTTTAAATAAAAACTTAACAGATATAAGTCTTAAAGAATGGCACTCTATAATGCAACAAGTTCATGTAAACGAATTGCAGAGACAAGGAGTAGAGGCTATAACTGAAAAAAGACTAAATTTAAAAAATGGACATAAGAGCTATAGAAAAGCTGATATCTATGTTCCATCTTTATCTTTAGTTATTGAAATACAAAAAAGTAAATTTGTACCAAAAGACTTTAAAGAAAGAAATGAAGATTATCAAAGTCTAGGACTAAAAGTAATTTGGATTTTAAACAAGGAACGATGGGAACCTGATTCAATGCAAAATTCAGAATTAGCAAATGAGTCTAATGATATTTATATTAAATGGAGACCTTATAATGAGTCTTTAGGTAGTCAACATACTTATAATAGTAATAGGTATTTTATTGTTGATTATTGGAAGACTAACTCCAATATAGATATTTACTATTGTTTACCAACTGCAGATGGCATGATGTATAGAAAACTAGAGAGTATTGAAACTATTTCAAGAGAATTAACTCCAAAGTTTCCAAGTGCTAAACATTATGGTGGACATACTTGGGTAAAACCAAAACCAAAAGAAGTATTTGATGGGTATAAACTTAACACTACTATAAGTAGTAATCAAACTATTCCAATGGACTTTATAAGATGATTTTATTTACTGCAGATTGGCATATAAAACTAGGGCAGAAGAATGTTCCAATGGCTTGGGCGTGTTCACGATACAAGCTGTTCTTTGACAAAATCTACGAACTAGAAAAAGATGTCAACCTGCATATCATAGGTGGGGACTTGTTTGATCGAGTCCCTTCTATGGACGAGTTAACACTCTACTTTGACTTTGTAAAAGGTGTTACTGTGAATACTATTATATTTGATGGTAACCACGAAGCTACAAGAAAGCACAAAACATTTTTTACAAATTTAAAAAGAGTAACAGAAGAACTCAATCCAAAAGTAAAAGTTATAACAGAAACTTTTTACCTTCATGATTGGGCGATTCTACCATATGCTGACTTACACAAAAAAGACAGTATAGAAGATATAGATGATGTAGATTATTTATTTACTCATGTAAGAGGTGAGATACCTCCACATGTCACACCAGAAGTAGATTTAGAAAGGTTTGACAAATTTAAAATAGTATTTGCAGGAGATTTACATGCACACGAGAATACTCAAAGAAACATAGTATATCCTGGAAGTCCTATGACAACATCATTTCATAGAAATGTAGTAAAGACAGGTTATCTACTTATAGATGATGACTGGTCTTGGACATGGCATGAATTTGATTTACCACAATTATTAAGAAAGACAGTAACAAGTACAGAAGAAATGGTACAGACAGAGTGGCACCACACTATATATGAAGTAGAGGGTGATGTATCAGACTTGAGCGGGGTCAAAAATTCTGACCTACTGGACAAAAAGGTAATTAAGAGAAAGACAGAAGCCACTCTCATATTGGACAAAGAGATGACGATGGAGGAAGAATTAGGAGAATACCTATCGTACATACTCGAATTAGATGAAGATAAAGTTAAAAAAATTATAGGAGTATTTAGTGATAACTCTCGAAAAGCTAACATGGAATAATTGTTTTTCGTATGGTAGTGATAACACCATAGATTTACAAAAGAACACACTTACACAACTTATTGGCACGAATGGTGCTGGTAAGTCTTCTATACCTCTAATTTTAGAGGAAGTTCTTTTTAATAAAAACTCCAAAGGTATTAAGAAAGCTGACATAGCCAATCGACAAGTAAATAATGGCTATGACATAACTCTCGACTTTAGTGTCAACGAAGATGAGTACCATATTGATGTTGCTCGTCGTGCAAGTATAAAAGTAAAATTACTTAAAAATGGTGAGGACATTTCAAGTCATACAGCTACAAATACCTACAAAACAGTAGAAGAAATAATTGGTATAGATTTCAAGACATTTTCACAAATCGTATACCAGAACACTAATGCAAGTTTACAGTTTCTTACAGCTACAGACACAAATCGTAAGAAATTTTTAATTGATTTATTACAGTTAGATAAGTATGTATCTTACTTTGAACTATTTCGTGAGCTTTCTAGACAAGTTGGGTCAGATATTTCCATCTTCGAAGGGAAACTTGCAACTATTGAAAAATGGTTAAAAGACAATAAATTAGAAGATACGACACTATTATCAAAAATGGATTTACCAAAATATTCGGAAGAAGATGGAAAAACTTTACGTTCTTTACAAATAGAGTTTCAAAATATCTCCGAAAATATCAAAAAAATAAATCAAAATAATCATTACAGAAAGGAGTTACAAAACATAGATATACATGAGCATAGAAGAATATTAGCTCTATATCCTGAAGTAATTGATACAGCACCCTATCTCAGAGGACTTGGTAGTTGGAAAGCAGAAATGATGCATGAACAAAGCATGCTTGATAAGTACCAGGAGTTATTAGAAACAGAAGACCATGTATGTCCTACATGTGGAGAAGATATTGATGTCAGCTTCATAAAGGAAAAGATGGCCGAGCATGAAGAAAGGAGAGTTGGGTGTGAGACATTTTCGGAAAAAGATAAAGAGAAACTTGAGACGGCGCAGGAGAGCAATGCACTTCACGAAGAAGCGAAAGAAGGAATTAGAAAATGGGAAGAACTCTTTAGAAGTATCGACCAAAACCTAACAAGTGATATTCCTAATGCAGAAGATATACGAAGTAAGATTGGAGATTTAGCACAACAGAAGAAAGAGTTTGATGAAGAACTTCAACACGCAATAGAATACAATAATACAGTAGAAAGAAACAATACTCGTATAAGTATAATAAAAGAACAAATAGATGATTTTGAAAGTGAGTTTGCAGAACTTACAGAACAACTAGAAATGATAGAAGATAAATTTTCTAGTATAGAAATATTAAAGAAAGCATTTAGTACAAACGGACTACTTGCTTACAAAATAGAAAATCTTGTAAAAGATTTAGAAGAACTCACAAACGAGTATTTAGCTGAACTATCTGATGGTAGATTTAGTTTAGAGTTTGT